GACCTCTACCGCACGGGCGAAATCCGAAAGGCTTGCCTCACCATCACAGGGGGCGACCCGCTTTGGAGGGACTTGGAGCAGGAATGCGTCCTCATACTGCTGGAGAAAGACCCCGCCAAGATTCTGCAAATCCAGTCGCAAGGCTACTTCAAGTTCTATGTGGTTCGGTTGCTGCTGAACCTGTACCGAGGCAAGAACAACCAATTTGCCCAAAAGTACCGCCACCACGATTTGCTGGAGGAACTGGATCCCGATTCCCCTATCCCCCAGTCCGAGTACGATTCCCTGATGGATGACCTTTGGGCCATCGCAGAGGCCGAGATGGACACTTGGGCCAAGGACGGGGCGTTTCCCTATGACAAGGAACTGCTCCGCCTGCACCTACGGACGGGGAACATGAAGAAACTTTCAAGGGACACGGGCATTCCGTACCGCTCCATCATTTACTCAATCGACCAAGCCAAGGCCAAAATCAAGGCCGCCATTCAATCCCATGGACACGCTGATATTTCCCCTATTGATTAGTTCCCTCACCGCCCTCGCAATCGCCGAGTACCATGTTCTGCCGCAGGCTTGGTACAAGACCTGGTTCGCAAGGCACAAGCCGTTCAGTTGCGTCACCTGCCTGACCTTTTGGGTGGCGGTGGCCCTGACCCTGCCCACCTGCGGATGGGTCCTCGCCCCCGTGTACGGCCTCGCCTCGGCGGGGCTAACCGTTGTCATCCTCCAAGTCACGAACCGATGACCCAAGACGAGTACCTGCTGGCAACCAAGCACCGCCACTATTGGGACCAATATCAGGCCGCCCTGTTCATGCGGTTGTCCCCCGAAGCGGTCCACGACTTGCAGACCATCCTCGTGGCCCACGGCAGACCAAACACAAATTGGTGGTGCGCTGACTGCGTAAAATCGGCCCTCCAATACATTTACCAAGAGGCGGACCAATTCGCCGAAGCCAACCAGCACCAAGTCAGTCATGCCCTCAACAACCCCAACCCGTGACCAGTTTGAATCCTACGCCGACTATGGCGAAGGTGTGCGCAACAACGCCAAGCGGGGCATTGAACTTAACGAGAGGAACGGGAACAAGTGCGCCACGCAGACGGGCAAGGTCAGGGCGCAGCAACTCGCAAGCGGTGAGGGGATTTCCCTTGAAACGGTTAAACGGATGCACTCCTACCTTTCCCGTGCGGAAACCTACTACGACAACGCTGACAGTTCCAGCGACTGCGGCTACATCTCCTATCTCCTATGGGGCGGCAAAGCAGCCCTTGGCTGGAGCAGGAATAAACTACGGGAACTTGGCGAACTCGACTAAAGCCCCCAACGATGAGGCCCAAGTCCAAGCCCGCATGGATTCGCTGATGATGGTCATTACGACCCTCTGCGACTGCATCGGAGCGGTGGAGGAATCCAACTCGCCGAACGCCTTTGCGGTCAAGATGAAAATCGTGGACAAGATTGACGAACTGATTGATAAAATAGAATACTGATGGGAGCAGGAAGGCCACGGGTATTTGCGAACCCCCAAGAACTTTGGGAAGATTTCAGCGAGTATTGCGTCAATACAAAGAAGCAACCCATCCTTGTAAAAGATTGGATTGGCCCCAAAGCCGTGGAGGTCTTTCGGGAAAAAGAAGCCCCATTGACCATGGAGGGGTTTAAATTGCACCTTTGGGACAAGGGTATTGCTGATGGGGGGAGGGACTATTTTAACAACAAAGGGGGAGCATACGAAGAATTTACCGCAATCTGCCAGCGCATAAAGGAAGCCATCCGAGCCGACCAAATCAAGGGAGGTATGGCGGGCATCTACAACCCCTCCATCACCCAGCGGTTGAATGGCTTGGTGGAAAAGCAGGAAACGAGTATCACGATTGAGCAACCCCTATTCGGGGATGGACTTTAAGTACACCACCGCCATCAAGAAGATTCGGGCGATGACCGCTCGCAAGAAGGTGATACAGGGCGGAACGAGCGCATCCAAAACCTTCGGCATCCTTGCGGTGCTGATTGACCACGCCGCTCGGTTCCCCAAGTCGGAAATATCGGTCGTGTCCGAATCCGTCCCTCACCTACGACGGGGAGCGATCAAGGACTTTGCTAAGATCATGCAATGGACCCACAGGTGGGTTCCCGACCGCTGGAACAAAACCCTCCTGCAGTACAACTTCGCCAACGGGTCCACGATTGAGTTCTTTTCGGCTGATTCGGAAGCACGGCTCCGAGGGGCAAGGAGGCAGGTACTTTACATCAACGAGGCCAACAATATTGACTTTGACTCGTACTACCAGTTGGCCATCCGTACCAGCCAAGAAATCTACATCGACTTCAACCCCACCCACGAATTTTGGGCGCATACCGAGGTCTTGCCCGAAAAGGATGCGGAGTTCCTCATCCTGACCTACCAAGACAACGAGGCCCTGCCTGATACCATCCGCAACGACATCGAACTAAACCGAGCCAAAGCGGAGCATTCGGCCTATTGGGCGAACTGGTGGAAGGTGTACGGGTTGGGCCAAGTCGGGACGCTACAAGGGGCTATCTACGGCGATTACACGGTGGTTGAGGGTATAGACCCATCCACGATGAAATTCGTCGCCTACGGGCTTGACTGGGGGTTCAGCACGGACCCTACCGCTTTGGTCGCCGTGTACCGCAGGGGGGACGACTTGTTCATCCACGAACTGCTATATCACAGGGGGCTGACCAACTCCGACATCGCCGTCCGACTGAAAGAGTTCGGCATTACAAGGGCGTGGGAAATTGTGGCCGATTCAGCAGAACCGAAGTCAATCGAGGAAATCTACCGCCTCGGATTCAATATCAAGCCCGCATCCAAGGGACCCGATTCGGTCAGGCAGGGGATAGATGTGGTCAAGCGGTTTAACCTTCATGTGACCAAGGATTCCGTGAACCTGATAAAAGAACTCCGCTCGTACACTTGGGCCACGGACAAGGACGGCAAGGACACGGGGGTCCCGATTGATTCCTACAACCACGCCTGCGATGCGCTCCGCTATGTGGCCCTCAACAAATTGGCCGTGAGCAACTCGGGCAAGTATCTTGTGGTGTAACTTTGGGGCATGAACCTTGAATCCCTCCTTGACCTCGCCTTGGCCATCGGTCGGGTCGTGCTGGCCTTGGTCTTCATCGGCTGCATCTTAACCCTCCTATTCACCCAATGAAACTCATCCACTACTACCACATTTACTGCGGCGGAGGCGGGCAATGGCAACTCATCATGCACCAACACATGATGGCCCTTTGCAATTACGGATTGATTGAACAGTTGGACGAGATTCGTGTCGGCATCGTCGGTCCTCCCGACCAGCGGAAGGTGGTCAAGGAAATCTTGGACAACTCACTCGTGGCGGCAAAGATTAAGGTCGTGGTCACCCGCACAAACGCATGGGAGCAGGCCACGCTCACCGAGATGTACCGAGCATCGCAGACCGAGGATGCCGCCTACCTGTACGCTCACACCAAGGGCGGCAGCGACCCATCGCTGGTCAAGCAGATGTGGTGCAGGTCTATGATATTCTTTAATATCGTGGCATGGGAGCGCACCCTTGTGGAACTGGAGAAAGTGGACTGCGTGGGAACGCATTGGCTCACCACCGAGCAATTCCCCGAAATCAGGGACCACAACAACCCCGAAGGCTACCCCTACTTCGCTGGCAACTTTTGGTGGGCCAAGTCAAGCCACATTCGGGAACTCGGAGAACCCGTAAGGGAACACCGCTACCAAGCCGAAACTTGGATTGGAAAGCGGGAAGGGATGACCGTGTACGACCCCAACCCAGGATGGCCCGACCCAAGTAAATTCGTCATCACATTCTAACCATGTACGCACTACTTCCAACCGACCGACCCATCCAAGGCATTGAGATTGGATTATGGGAAGGGGTCAACGCAGTCCGATTGCTGACCCAGTTCCCGAACCTGCACCTCACAGGAATAGACCCTTTTGAGGGCTATGACGATTGGCATGGCCACATCCCTGCCGATTCCATGTACCAACGGGAAGGAATTACCATGCGGGCCTTGGAACCATTTGCAGACCGATTCACGCACATCAAGCGTTACTCGGATACGGCACTTGAACTGCTGCCCGATGGAGCCTTTGATTTCGTTTACATTGACGGGGACCATTCCCATAAATGGGCAAGCCACGACATCACGAACTACTGGACCAAGGTCAAGTCGGGAGGCATCCTTTGCGGCCATGACCGTTCCCTTTCGGGGGTGGCCCAAGCCCTTGTTGATTTCGGCCATGAGTTCACACCCACCGAGGAACCGCAGGGCGATTCTTGGTACATTGTAAAGCCATGAAACTACTCGCCAACATCGCCTACCATCACCATCCCAACAGGGTGGAGAACTTGACCAAGGTCATTGAGGCCATCAAGTCCTACCCCCTGCAGTCGGACATCTTCGTGGACACCAACGACCCGCAAGCGGCCCAAGAACTCGCTCACCTTCCCGTTACCTTCCACGCCCACACGGCGATGGGGCATCCTTGGGAACTGACCAGCAAGCACCGCAACAGGATTGCGGAGGTGTACCAGCACTTTGACTGGGTGGCATATTTTGAGGACGACATGATGCTTCCCAAGGAAGGGTTTGTCAACTTCACCAAGCAGTTCGACCCGATGTTTGAGGACAACTTGTACCCGTCCTTCACTCGGATTGAAACCTACCCAAATGTGGAAGGCGAATTTAGCCCCGACATTGCATTCAATCCTACACCGAATATGTGGAAGGATTGGAACGGGAAGACCTACGCAAGCCTTCCGTTTTACATCAACTATCACGCTTTTTGGATGTTCAGCACGAAGCGGCTTGCCGAGGTGTTGAGCCGTAACCCGCAAGCATTGCAGACGATACCAAACAACGGCCTCTATCGTGAATCCCTTGCCTCCCTGCCGATTTGGTCCTTGGAACTAAAGCCGATGCTGGAGATGGACGAGAACGGCGAACTTGCGGACCATTGCAAGGTCTATCACCTATCCAACAACTATTCCAACCAAAGCAGGGACATCAAGGAAATCTTTAGACGATGAAACACGACCACATCTTCGGCTGGTCCAGCCCACAGGAACAAGGCCAACTCCTTCAGTTCATCCTTGACACCATGCCCCCCAAGCCTCGCATCGTCATGGCTGAAATCGGGGTGTACCTCGGACGAGGCACGGCCATCTTTGACGAGGTCTTTGTCAGCAGGGGGCAGAACTACAAGTTGATAGCGGTGGACCACTTTGATGGTTCACCCGAACACAAGGCCAGCAACTCGGTCCCATCCTACGAAGCGTTCAAGCAGAACATCGCCCCGATAAGCGACAAAATCAAGGACCACAACTGCGATTCCATTGCTGCCTCTAAACTATTCAAGCAGGGCGAATTTGACATCGTTTACATCGATGCGGCCCACGAATACGAACCCGTACTTGCGGACCTGGAGGCTTGGTTCCCGAAGGTCAAGCGGGGAGGGTTTATTTGCGGGGACGACTACACGGCGGGATGGCCAGGGGTTGTGAAGGCGGTGGGCGAATTCTTCGGGGGACGGCACGGCGTTGTCCCAGGCACGCAACAATGGTACTTCCAAAAATGAAACTCCAAGACCTCACCATTGACCAGTTCCAACGCATCGCTGCGCTGGAGTTCAGCCCCGTCCTCACGGACTACGACAAGCGTGCAGGGGTCGTGGCGATAGTGGAGGGGGTAGATGTATCGCTCGTCCGAGAAATGCCCGCCAAGGGGCT